CAGACCATTATCATCAACTGATAAAGAAAGAGAACCATTCCTGGTCCTCGCTAAGATTAAAAAGTTGTCCACATGATTATATTTAAGTGGAACATCTTTCATATTTGTTTCTTTAAGAGCGTCCTTTGAAATGATTTCATAGAATCCTCTTTCTTCATCGCCAATCAGCGTTTCTTCATCAAAGACAATAGCGTAACCTTCGATTACCTTTTTGCCTTCGCCTTCTTCACTTCTAATTTCCGCTAGTCGAATTTCCTTCTTCATCTTTGTTATCTCCTTTGTTGTCGTCACCGACTTGATATTGATTAGCCACTGAACTATCAACATAGTTGAGCGACTGAAGTCGCTTATCTCCACCTTTGATTGGTTCAAGTCCAAGCAAGGCTCTCGATTCGTTTAGCGACATGATTCCTAACCCCATCAACCTTTGAATGGCATCGACTTTCGTCTTCCAGGAAGCGTATTGAAGTCGCTCCGAATAGAAGATGATTTGCTCGCCATTCTCGAGTTGTCTTTTGGTTAGCAATGTTTTTGAGAATGCCTCGCTTAACGAGATGGCAATTCCCTCGATTGTGCCTTCATAGAAGGCGTTGTATTCTTCCTCGCTATATTTGTTGTCAAATATTCCTTGGCTCACACCAAAGTAAGAGATGATTTTCTTCTGGAGAAAGGTCAATGTTTCGCTATCGACCATCTTGGGATCGACATTGAGTGGTGTGTATTCCGATTTAAGGTCAACTGGAACAATGGCAGAACCCTTGCTCGAAGTGGCATCCTTAATGGCATCATCGAACAGCTCCCTTTGCTTTTGCTTATCCTTTTCGCTAAGCATAGCGTTCATCTTGAGTAAGCCCTTGATTTGGAACGAGGACTTCACGGCATTGTCGATGCCTTGCAAGATGGAATCGTTGATGGCGATAGTCTTGAGAATTGCCGCATGGTCGCTGATTGCTCCACTGCCACCGAATATCTCATCGGTAGCGAAGAACTTCCTAATGTGGATGACGTTCTCATAAGGGAGCAGATAGTTGCTCCCATCACTGAAGTAAAACTTCAAATAGATGTCGCCAAGGTTATCTTTATAAGCCTCCACGCTATTTGGCTTGATTGGATACAAAGCCAAGAGTTCGTGAGTCTCATGGTCATAGACTGGATAGATGAACGTATTGTTATTTAAAAATAACAAACTCACAACCTTGTAGATAAAGTCAAATGGAGTCATGAGTGGGTTAGGTTGAAACTTCAAAAGGTATGAAATGTCGCCTTTTTTCTCAGTTAGGATTGGATCACTACCAGTCTTCACATATCTCGGTTTGAGCTTTGCCGAGTGAGTCGCAATTCTATCGATGCAAATCTTAACCACATCACTGGCATTGATGTTGTTTCCAAAATCAGAAAATGAATTGAGCGTTGCTCTATAAAGAGCGGTCGTATCAAGAGTGTCATTTGGCACTTTTTTCTTTCGTTTAAATATGCTCATATTCCCTCCTTTTTAAGAAATCATATTCATGTATTCCGACTTACACCTATTAAGGACGGCATAAGCGATAATGAGAGCAACGCAACCATCGATTCGTTTAAGTTTCGATGATAGTTTGCTCGGTTGGATATTTCCGTTTAGATCAATCTTGGCTTGGGTGTTAGCGATGCACCACTTTAAGATTGGATTGTTATCATAGATAACGAGTTTGTTTTTTAAGTCAGCTTCAAGTTGTTTCATCGGTTCGCTAAGCGTGTAGATTCCTTGCCTTATCTTTTCCATCGTGAAGCCAGCATCTTCCATTTCCTTGACCCAATAGGTCGAGTTCCAAGGATCGTAGCCAATCCACAAAGGACGGATGTTATAGACTTGAACCATATCAACGAACCACTTCGTCACATTCGAGAAGTCGTTCTGGTTACCATTGGTTAAAGTGATGAACCCTTTTTTGACCCAAATGTCATATGGGACATTGTCCTCCTCCACTCTTTGTTTCAAGACATCACTTGGCATAAAGAAATGAGGAATCACGTACTTTTTGCCATCTTTGATGATGACAAGAATCGCAGCTGTAAGGTCGGTCGTTGAGGAAAGGTCAACTCCTCCGATTGCGTAGGAATCCTTGACGAAATCCAACTTGTACTTGGTCTCGTTGTTCAAATCGCTAAAGGTCATCCAGGAGCCACTTTCCAGCTGTTTGATATTAAAGTCTTTGCAAAGCATGGTAACTCTTGTTGAGAGGTCGTTTCTTGCCTTGTTCATAATGTCGTCTAGATAACTCTTGAGTTTAATCTTCCCAAGGGAAGGGTTGCTCTTTTGCCAGCTAGATTCATCGGTGAAAACCTCATCGATAGAGTCTTGGGTATAAAGCCAAGGAAGGACTCGCTCGTCCTTGATTTCGCCTTTGATGAGTTTTCTGCAGTAGTCGAGTTTCTTATCAAGAAACCCCTCAACCGTTGTTCCTTCAGTCGTGATGACGAAGATGAGTGGTTCGTTCTTGGTCGATTGACTTTGTTTGATTGCGTCATAGACTTTAGAATCGGTCATTTCGTGAACTTCATCGATGCACCCAACCTCGATGTTGTAGCCGTCTTTGTTACGGCTTTGAGCGGATAATTTCTTAATCTTGTTTTTGGTTTTGCTTGAGTAGATGTAGAAGATGTTCTTCTTTGACCTTCGCTCATCTCGTAGGACTTTGCTTTGCTCACGCATATTGTTGATTTCTTCAAAGAGGATGGATGCTTGGTCGCTCGTGTTGGAGGCACAAACGATGTCCGTTCCACCTTTGGAGAGAAAGAACTCCGCTAAGTCGATACCAGCGATAAAGGTTGTTTTGCCGTTTTTACGAGCAACGAGAAGGATTACTTCGTTGAACCTACGAAATCCTGTCGCTTTGATTTTGAAACCATAGGCGACCTCTAGAAGTGCCTTTTCCCATAGTTTTAGAATGAAAGGTTGACCATTGAATGGCGATTTCGTGTGTTTGCAGAACTTCTCGATGAACTTGATACGGACATTCCCAGGATGCTCATCGTAGGTGTACCTCGGATCGCTTAGATCATTTTGTAGATTCTTGAGCGTGGCCTTTAGTTCGTGACCAACGATGATGTTTCCCTTTTTAATCTCGCCTATGTAATCAAGTAGGTAACTCATCGCCATTTTCCTTCATGAATTCATCGAACTCATCGGTTTCGTCCGATACGGACTTACCGAGAATTCTTGATAGTTGTTTGATGATTCCTCCGTAGGAAGATACAAGTTTGGTGTAGTACTTTGCACATTCGGTTTGCTTTTGCTTGCCGCTCTTGTTCACTTGCACCGCTCCCAGCTCACGCATTTGCTTTTTGAGAAGTTCAAGTTCGCTCTTCATAAAAGCAGCTTCACGAATGAGGTTGTCGGCTAGTTCAGACTGAACCTTGTCGACATCGTTGAATAAAGACTTAAGTCTTTTATATTCGCTTTCTTCTTTATTCATTTGGTTTAACCTTGATAAGAACATGGGTCTTTCCGTTCACTAGTGTGACTTCGTTTTCCTCTTCTTCATCAACCTCCTCATAGTTCTCTTCCTTGTCTTTCGATGAGAGAATTACGCGGTTGGAAATGATTAGATTACTCGGCTTGAATAAAAAAGTTTTGCCTTCGTCAGCTGTTAAAACAACACGACCATTTTGTTCACTTTTTGTCATGGCTTTTCCTCCTATGATAATGACCAGTTTTTATTGAGAGCGATGTCCGTCTGGGTTTGCGTTAGTTTTGCTAAGTTATCCGCACCAAGAGTGAACACTTTGCTACTCGTTCCACTTAGGTCTTTTAAGGCTTTGAACATGTTTTCCATTGAGGTAGCAGTCAAAGCTCGAATGTTGATAAAGTTCGTGCTGACGTTCCATCCACTTCCGAGAACAATATCGGTAATGGCTGTGCCATCGATAGAGTTCTTTGTAATCGTTGTATTAACCGTACTTGGAAGAGTTATCTTCTCAAGGGCGGTGTTGTCCTTCACGCAGTAGGTGTTTCCAGTGAACCCTTTGAAATGATCGGGGAAGTTAATCTCCTTTAATGAGCTCATCGCCCAGAAACAATAACTACCGAGGTATTCGCATTCGCTACATTCTTCAAAAGAAATCTTTTCAAGGCTACTCATTGTGAATACATACTTTCCAAAAGTCGTGAGTTTTCGAGGGAACACCACTTCTTTTAGTACACTAACGTGGTTGAAAGCGTAGTCGCCAATGGATGTCAACTGACACCCATTTACAAAAGTCAAAGAAGATAAAATGCTATAGTTGAATGCTCGTGATTGAATGATTTTCACATTCTCTCCAATCTTGAGCGAATATTGATTTGGATAATTGTCGATGAAATAAGTGCCGATTGTTTCAACATAGGAAGGAATCTCGAGGCTCGAGAAATCGAGTGCGAAGAGTTTCTTCACAAGAATTTCATCGCTCGTCTGAATGACAGCGGAGGTGTTTCCTTCCACCACCGTAGTCACGAGAAGTTGCGATGCGAATATGTATGAACCATTGAAAGAACCATCGGAACTTATCACTTCGTTCGTGGCCACAAAAGAAAGTAGCCACTTTCCAGGATAAGGAGTGATTCCTCTCCCAACTTCAAAAGTCTTATTTGTTATTCGATAGACAATTCGTTTTTGCCCTTGAGTGAAAACCAAATAATTATAAGTAGAATCGATAGATTCATCGACTTCAAATGACAAAGTCACTCTATTACTCTCGTTTGCTACGGAAATAATAATTGGATCTAAATCACTTGTAATTAGTCCGTTTTCATTCACTTTTAGTTTGATTTCGTACATATTTACTCCTTTCTAAGCAGAAAAAAATCTAGACGGAAATCTAGATTCTTGAAAATTTGGCCTCACGTATTTCTGAGGTGGGGCAGTCGGTACTGCTCCCTTTATTTTTTAGCAATGACTGGGGGGCTATTTAAATGGAATAAAAATGCTTGTTCCCATCGTCATTGGTTCAAAATTAATTATCTTTTTTTCCAAAAGATTAATTGCATGGCTTCTAAAATAGGCTTCATCAACTCTTGAATACATCCATGTGATAATTTGATTCTGACTTCCTTCAATCGAGCAAATAACATTGTCGACATCAGTTTTGTTTGCAATGAAATCAAGAAATTGATTTGTAAAAATTGGGAGAACTGGTTTCATTCCCTCCTCAAAATAACAAGTGCCAAACACGGTAGTGTCTTCAATCATGAATACCACTTTAAATGAATACTCACTTTTGTTTACGTTTAACTTCTTACAGACATCGTCTTTATAGGCTTCAATCTTCTTGTAGTGATTCTCAAAGTTCTTATAAAGATTCTCAAGATAATATTCAAAAGATAACTTTGTTGTTAATTGGCCATGATAAATAGTTCCATTATTACCCTTCACTTTTTCCTGAAATTTACGATTATCACATCCGATATCAATTCTAGAATCAGTTCCTTTTTTCGTGTGCTTTGAAGCATCAATCTCAAAATGCTCATAAATATAAATGGTGTTTCCATCTACTGAATAGAAATCAGGGTGGTCAAATGGTTGAATTTGTTCCATAACCTTAGCAAACTTTACATAATCAAACTGCCCCTTTTCAGGATAATTCAACAATTGATTTGAAATGAATTTATCAAAATAAATGCTAGCTTCGTCCATAAAAAATCCTCTTATTGATATTTTACATTATCAACGCTTTTTTGTCTTTGTTTTTACTAAGTTTCCTTCGCTATCAAACTCACTTTCTTTTTGAAAGCGATTATGCTCTTCGTTGTGGCATTCCTTACAAAGCAAGATGAGGTTGTCTTGGTTGAGAGAAATGTTTGGATCAAGAACATTCATCGGTGTGAGTTTAATCTTGTGATGAACTTCTTGACCCACCCTACCACATTTCTCGCACCTTCCATTAGCGAGTAGGATTCTTTCAAGTCTTGCTTTCTGCCAAGCATCGCTACGATAGAACCGCTCGATAATATCAGGATTGCTCTTCATCCTTTAAAGCCTTGATTAAAGCATCACGCTTGTCCGTATGTTCCCAGGGAACATCAATATCAGACCTACCAATATGGCCATAGGATGCGAGTTTTTGGTATTTGACTTCTTTTAGTTTTAATTCCTTGAGAATGTTTAAAGGTGTGAAGTCGAACACCTTATTTATGCAAGCAAGGATTCTCTCCTCGCTAACACTTGAAGTATTGAAAGTATCTACGGATAAGGACACTGGTTCAGCGATTCCAATCGCATAAGCCACGCCCACTTCACAACGCTTGGCGATTCCAGCTGCTACGATGTTCTTGGCGACATACCTTGAATAGTAAGCAGCACTTCTATCGACCTTGCTTGGATCCTTTCCAGAAAACGCTCCACCACCATGATGGGCAACCCCACCATAGGTATCGACAATAATCTTTCTTCCAGTGAGTCCGCTATCGGCAAACGAACCACCTTTGACGAACTCGCCAGTTGGATTGATTAAGATTTGCGTTTCTTTTGAAAGAATCTCGTGAGGGATAACTTTATAAAGGCATTCATTAATAATGATTCCAATATAGGTTTCTCGAGATACTTCCTTTTTGGTTTGTGCAGAAACCACTATCGCCTTAATTGATACTGGTTTATTCTCTTCGTAGTTTACGGAAACTTGACACTTGCCATCACTTCCAAACGCCCACTGATACTTGCCACTGCTCAACTCGTCCATCTTGATGGATATCTTTCGAGCAAGGACAAGACTCAAAGGCATGAGTTCTGGAGTTTCATCACTTGCGTAGCCAAACATCAGTCCTTGGTCGCCAGCTCCGTTTTTATCAACTCCGAGTGCGATGTCTTTGCTTTGCGTGGAGATTTTCTCAATCACGCAGTATCTTCCTTTGTAGGCGGCATTCTTTAGAACATCCTTTGCCACTTTGGAATAGTTAACCTTCGCCTTGGTGGTAATTTCGCCACCGACAACGAGAAAGTCATCTTTGATAAAGCATTCCACTGCCACTCTTGAGTTAGCGTCTTCTTTCAAACACGCATCTAATATAGCATCGCTAATTTGGTCACACACTTTGTCTGGGTGACCTTTGAACACGGATTCGCTTGTTACAATTTTCATTTTTTTCTCCTAAAGTTTCTCAATGCTTTCTTGGATTCGCCTAGGAATCACAAATGTCGCATTGCATTCATCACAACACCTACCATCGTTTATCGGTTGAGCGTTGTTTCCGTAGCCAGTATATGGTTTCCCACATATTGAGCACACGTGTTTCTTCTTACTTTGTTTTAGCATCTTTAACCTCCAATAATGCTTTAGGAAGATAGGCACAATATCGCCCATAGGAACTTCCTTCGCTTTGAATAAGAATTCCATAGTCTTCTTCATCGCAAGTCACAAAGATGCAGTGCATGACATCCTTTGATGGTTCATACCACATCAGTTTCTTGTTCTCTTCGATGAAGTCGTAGTCATCTAGTGGATAATGGACAAAGCAGTTGAATAAGTTTTTAGTGAGAACGATGTTCTTTTCAATTTCCACCTTTTCTTGGGGAACGAGTTCCTCAATTGAGGAAGGCTTTCTTATGAATATTGCTTTAATCATGATTCTTGTCCTCACTTACTTTCACAACCTTGAATTTGTCAATTCCAGGAATGATGGCAAGTCCGCCCCAACTTCCGTGGTTTTGCTTGGCATCATCGATGAAACGGATAACACCAATTCGCCCAGAATAGGAAGGCTCGTCTTTCATCTCGATGATTTGAATGGTCATTCCAACTTTGAGTTCCATTACTTTATCCTCCAAGCTGTGTAGACACTGCGATAACCACAATCCCAAGTATCGAAATTCACTCCGTCTTTAACTACGGTTAGGTGATGGGATATCTTCAAGATATACGTGCCTAAAGGAAATAAAACGCAGAAATCATCGACCTTGACTCTTGGTTTTCCAACTTCTGACTTGAACTTAAGTCGCTCGTATTTGTCTAGATAATCGTATATGAATTTGGTTTCCTTATAGGAAGGGTAGCCAAGGTCACGCTTTGAACGATTGAGTTCGAGCCTTGTTTCGCTGTAGTCTCTTTCAAAGGCAATCGACACGGCACGAACCACGCAATCTTTGACGTTAAGTCCTTTTGGATGGGCATTGAAATATTGGTAAGCCATTATTTTTCCTCCCAAGGAGTGTTGAACCACTTCACTAGTTCTCTTGAGGAGTCACTTTCAAAAAGAGGAACATCGAATCCGTTCTTCCTTCCGTAGACGACATAGCGATGTTTCTCGTAGCCACAATTGATGCGAGTCGTAAATTCGACTTCGCTATTTTCGATGATTGCGAAACGGAAATCATCGTAGAGAGGATAACTGATTGGGCAATTGTTCTTGAACCAAACATAGCAATTATCGATATCGACTTTGCCACCACGTTTGATTTGCGAAACGATTGAGCCCATTCTTTTGGTTTTGTTTGCTAGGGATGAGTCCTTGCAAAACCAGTCGTACCAACCAGCGTCAATTTGTTTGCCTACTTCGCTAGACTCATAAATACCCATGAGGTAGTTAACTTGGAAGAATTTAATAGGGTAAGGTTTATTCATTATTCAATGACCTCCAATACATCGCATTCAGGAATTAGAAAGCACAACTTCTCGGTAATCATGAAGTCAACGTGCTCATCGTACTTTCTCATCTCGGTGGGAAGAACGCTCACCCATGTTCCAGGAAGAGCGTGCTTGTCAGTTTCAATCTCTTTAACAATTCCGATGAATTCGTGTCTTCCGTGTTTACGGAAAACGGCACGAACCTTATCACCAACTTTGAAGGCTTTCATTATTGGAAATCCTCCAATTCGTTATTCATTGAATCTAACGCACTTTCAAGGCTATCGAGAGTCTCTTGGAAATTGGATAATCTTTCTTCCAATCTTTCGTAGCGTTCGCCACTTTGGAAACCTTCTGGAATGTTGTCTAGTTTCTCTTGCATTGAGTCGACCAACTCTTCCATGGT